CGTACTTAATCCAAGCCTTGCTGCTTCTGCGATTAACAGGTCGTAATGAGCAATAACTTTTTCAAGTTCTAAAGCCCTTTTTTCGTCTTCAGTAACCGCTTCTGCATTTCTTATTTGTTCTTTTAAAGTTTTTAATTCTTTTGCTTTTAAATCTTCAGCAGCATCAATTTCATCTTGCTTTAATTTTGCCTCTGCTTTTATCCTTGCTTTTTCTGCTTCTTCTTCCCTTAAAACAGAAACCTTTTGTGCAGAAACTAATTTTGCTTTTGTCAGTGATGCAGTTTCTAAGTTTATAAGGTTAGCTTTTAAATTAGCTTCTTCAAGTAAGTCTTCTTTTTTTGACAGACCTAAAGCATTCTCTGCCTGTTTTGCCTCTAACCTTAATTTTGCTGCTGTAATTTCTTTTGCAGTTATTTCATCTTCTAACTTTGCTGCATCTGTTAAAAACTCTATTCTTTGTGCTGCTGTAAATGTTTCTTTTTGTGCAACCTTGTCTAATAATTCAGCCCTTTTTCTATTTGCTTCTGCTCTTTCAACTAAAAGCTGTCTATCTAATTTATCTGCCTTTGCTCTTTGGTCTGCTATTTTTGCAGCAATTATACCCTCTTTTACAACTTCGTCTATTACAGAGGTTACAGCTTTCTTTACTTCTTTATAAACCGTAATAACAGCGTTGTTTGCATCAGCGATTTTTTTAGCTCCACTTGCAATTTTCTTTTCAACTAAGTCTAACTCCTCTCTTAGTTGTTCAGCTTCTTCGGAGTCACCTGTGAAATCGTTCCAAGCAATTCTCATTTTTAAGATACCCTTTTGCACCTTACCTGTCAAGATATCAAAGGACCCACCCATTCTGTCTATAACCTGTTTCTTTACAAACTCGTAGCCGCTTTTTAGGGAGTTCGTAAAGTTGTCCCAAGCCTTTTGAGGGTTTTCAAATGCAGCGATAATAGTTTCACCTAAGCCTGCTATCATATCAGTGAACACCCCAACAGTTGCACCAATAACTCCCATTATTTTATTCCACTTGTTTTGACCCTCTTCTGAAGATGTAAACGCTTTAGATAAAGCAAGAATACCAATAAGTAATGCACCAATACCTGTTCCAATAATAGCAACTTTCATTAGGTTGAAACCCTTTGTTGCACCACCGACAGATTTAGTCATACCTGTAAACCCTGAAATAAGCCCCCCCGTCTTGGAATCTATTACTCCCAAAACACCACTATAATCAGCAGCATTTTCTTCTGCTTCTTTTAATGATTCATTTGCTTTTTTCCTTTCTTTAGTTACATCTTTTAAGCCTTTCTTTTCATCTCTTAAAACATCTTTTGTTTTAGCTATCTTTTTGTTTAAGGATTCCCTTGCTGCTAAGTTTGTCTTTGATGTCTTTTTTAATTGCTTTTCATAACTAAATAAGTCATTTTCAAGTCCATCAATCAATTCCGTTTGGGCTTCAAAAGAACTATTTAATTCCTCAACATTTTTCTGTGCCGTGGCTGTATCTACTTTTAAACTATATTCTTTTACTACCATTGCTTACTGTTTTTTTTATTAATCTAAAAGCACCTTTCATATCTTTTGGCAAAGCATATTTACCTTGTGCAATTCTTATGTTTTCAGAACCCCCATTTACCACCTGTAATAAATCTATTATATTTTTTATCATACTTCGTTTAATAATTCCATATCACTTTTTCCACTTTGTAGGTTTGTAGTGATTGAGTTAATAATATAGTTCCTTGAATTTATAGTAAACGTATCATTTAGTTTAAAGTTATATAAAATTCGTAAAGGTAAAAATGCTGAAACTTTTGTAATTCTTCTGCTTTCATTAAATATATCAATAATATACTCTGAATGATAGTTGTTAAATAACGTTTCGTCAAACCCACTTGCACCTGTATATTCATTTAATTCCAAACCAAAATTTATATTTTCAGTTCCACTTACAAGGTTTAAGTACAAACTATTTGATGGAACCCAATAAGAACTAAGGTCATTAAAATTAGACGCATCCTCTAAAAAGCGAATAGATGTAGTACCTGTTCCTGTTTGGTGAACACCGTAAAAAATTAAAGGTTGCCCGATATATGGTTGTTGATTTTCATTTACTGAATAGCCCCATTGGATTGTCGTAGTATTACTATTAGCAGCATCTAATAGCCTTTCATATTTCATATGCTCAAAGGGTACTGACACGTTATAAACCCTTGAAACAGCATTGTAATTTATACCGCCTTGACCATCTGAAGATGTACCACCTATGTAATTTAATGAACCCCAACCTGTCCCTGAAAGTTGTTCGTGTTGTTTTGCTAAATAAGTTCCAAGACCTGCGTATTGATATTTAATTTCCCTGTATGGTAAAGCTGAATTTACTTGACTTTTTGTTACATCAATGTAAGATGATATATCGTAAGTCACAGGTGCATCATTACCATCAATATCTGCTGAAGTGTAATAGCTATAATTTGCTGTATTTGGTTTTGCTTCTAATGGTCTAACAACTATTGTATTTAAATCATTCACGTAGGCTACCAAATTAAACGTTTTAAAAAGACCTGTTAAAAATGATATTATTGTGACATCGGGTATTTGTTCAGGAACAACAAAAGTAAATACTTTTTGAGCACTTATATTTGTAGCTGTTAAAACATCTGTGTAACTAACAGGCTCTTCTCCTGATGCCCTTGTAACCCCCTCAAAAGTTTGAACCACAGAACTAAATACAATAGCCTCGCTGTGCTGAATACTTATAATATATGTACCATTACCAACCAAAGCAGGGTTTTGATTAAAATTAAATGACCCTGTAACCTCAAAAGGCGAAGTATATATTGTTGTTCCATTTAAATAAATAACAAGCCTGTAAGGGTCTGTTGTATTTAGTGTGTTGAATTGAATTTCCCAACTTGTAATGCTGTTTGGGTTTTGTATATAAAAATTTGAAACAAAAAAACCGTTACCCGTTGGAACTATTGCTGTCGGATTGGTTGCTGTATATGGTCCAATAGGTGTGATGTAACTTGTAACCTGTGATGCAGGTTCAACTGAACCGCTTTTCCTGTGCAACCACATATAAAGGTTATTGAACTCGGGATTGTTTTCGTTAAAAAAATCCCTTGAAAAAACAATAGGAAAATCATAACCATTTGCTGCACTATATCTTGTTTCTATTTCTTCAATTATAGCGTATAATCTAACAGCGTATTTTAACTCATTCCATTTAACACCGTGAAAGTTTGAGCCGCCCCCACCACCGTGTGCATATAAATTACCTGAACCGTTAACGTGTGAAACGCTATCGTAAAATAATATTTGTGTATGAGTAATTAAAGGTGCTATAATATTTGGGTTCGTTGCAGTTAAATCATTTTCTAAATAATTCTCTATTTGTGCAGGGCTATATGTAAGGTCATAATCAGAACCTGCAAAAGCTAAAGCCCCTAATTTATCATCGCCTAAAACATCAGGTAATTCAACCGTATTACCAAAGAATGTAATTCTATATAAATATGGTAAATTGTTCTTTAAATCAACCCCCTCTAACTTTATCCTACCTGTCTTGTAGGGTAATGAATTTAATTCTATTTGAGCAGGTTTTTTTAGCCTTGCATCAAACCCGTTTACAATATCATAATTATAAAAATGTTTAAATAAAATATTATTTACTTTAGAAGCAGGGACAGAAAAAGTCTTTGTGAAAGATGTAAAAATTTTATCAATATCTTTTACGTTTTGAATTGTCTGCGTAATAGAAACCGTTTCGTCTTTAAACAAATCAATTCTTTGACCCTCAATATATAGCTGTAATTTTTGCATCTATGTTATTTCTATGTTATCGTATGTTATTTATGTAATCAAACGCATCTTCAAATTCAATCGTATAATTAATTAACCTGTTATTTAAAGATGTTTTTAATTCTATGCTTGAAGATTTAACTCGAACAGGTATTCTTTGTTCTGAAGCAGGATTATTTTTATTGTAAACTATCATCCAAACGTATTCGCTTAAAAGTAATTGCTCAAAATATTCAACAGCACCCTCGGGATAATACCCTGAACTTAAAGTATAAGATTTTTTTGCTATTGTATTAAACGTTTTTACAGGTGCGTCACTTAAAGTGTAATATGGGTCAGGGTCATCAAAACGCATTGTATTTGCTTTATATGTTTCATTTTTCCTGCTAAGGGTTTGAACTTCTTTTAAAGAAAACCAAAGGTCTTGCCCTACGCCATATTGATTAATAAAATTTATCTTTCTACCATCCCCATATTTACTGCAATTTATACGTGTGATTTTTAAATCTTCAGATATATCCGTACCTGTAATACTTGTTGAAGCTGAATTGTAATAATAAGTAGAAAAAACACCTGCACTTGTCATTCCTGAAACAAAGCCATCTTCGCCAATAGGTGTGAATATTTCAAATTCTCTAATAAAATAAGATTCCGATTTTATTGGCGCAATTAACCAAGTGCCTAAAACTATGCTGACAGGGTTGACAGGGTTGGCGCCATTAACGTAAAGCCCGTATGCTTCCCAACCGACATCATTAAAAACAGTCGGTGTTCCAACTACGCTCCCTGTTCCGTTAACGCCATCATAAGCGGTAATGGTTGTAATAATAGCTATTGTTTGAGGATAGTTGTTAGAGCTGTAATTTACCGTTAAATAATCCCTGCACAATTCAGAAATTTCAAACACCATACTTGATGCTGTTATATTTTTATTTATAGTGTACCTTAATACTCCGCCAATATTTAAGGTTAATTGCATTGATTTAATACTTGTTGAACCTACTATTTTAGTCTTGTACTGTGGGCTTCTTAAAGCGATATTTGCCATTGTTTATTTTTTTGTTCCTAATATTATTGCGTTTTCAATATCTAAAGCAAACGATTTTAATAGTTCGTCAGGTAATGCTTTTAAGCCTGATTCAAATGGTTTAGTGAAAAAGGTTGTTGCCTTTATCCCTTTGTTATATATGCTTCTAGATATTATATAAGTCATTGATTCATAAGACATAAATTTACCTTTATCGTCTTTCCATTGAAATCTTTTTTTCTTTAACCATCCATTGACCCCCTCGGTTAATCCACCTTTTTTTCCTGTTCCACTTCCGTATTGAAACTTTGAAAGCGAAGCGGTTGTTTCAGCGTATGTTGAGGTTTTACCTTTTACACCCTTATCCACAAATACACCGTAGTCTTCCATTAAAAAGTCTACAAGAAATAAGTTTGATTCTTTTATAACCTCGTAATTTAAAGTCTTATAAAGATTACCTAAACTTTTCCTTTCGTCTACAAGGTTTTTTTTCGCCTGATTAACAACTAATTTCGCATATTTATCTAAAATTAAATCTAAATTTTTATAGTCCATTAGCAAATGTATATATCGTTGTAAATCATAACAGTAATATCAGCAGTCCAACCTGCTAACTGATTATCAAACCTGTCATAAAATGGCTGCAAACTTGGAACTCCATCTAATTGGTACATATCTGTATATAATGTTCCTTTCCTTAATCGCTGTATAAGCCTATTTAAGACTGCTAGTTGAGTGTTTAGAATATCCTGAAGATTATCATTGCCTGTAAATCTATCAATCGTTAAATCCTTTGATTGGTTTACTACATCGCAAGCTAAAATACTAAGATTAAAAACCAATACATTTTCTTGGTCTTGTACATTATTTACAATGATATGCCCAATTGGAAATATATCTTGCTTATAGAGATTTATATCTGTTATATCGCCTGTGCTTACAGTATTGATATTCTTGTCTTGTAATAATTCCTGCTTGATTGCTTCCGTTAATTGATAGTAACCTCTTACGCCCTCGTTTGCCATTATTTAAATTTCTTTTTAATTTCTTTTGCTTCTACATCTGCCTTGTCTTTCATAAACGAAAGCATCATAAAACATTCGTGCATACTTAATTTAGTGATATCTTCAAATCGTCTAATGTCCCCTTTAGCGAGTCCAAAAATTGATTGATACCAACCCCATTTTTTTGAGAATTGAGATACTGCGTCAAGAGTTCCGTTTCCTGATTGTCCAAAGAGTTCGTCATAGCTGTTGATAATTCTATCCCTAAATTCCACAAAAAAAAAACTGCACTCATAACCGCATCCATAGGCATATCTAACATATCACTTGCTGTGTCTATATTATAATCCTCAATAGAATATCTTTCCTTAACGCTTACCAAAACAGGTCTATAAAGCACGTTCATTGCTTTCTCCATATTGTCCCAATCACTAATAAAAGTATCAAGGTCAATGTATTCTCCTAAAGTCATTGCATCCAATTCAGGATGAAAACCATATTCAGTTTTCCCTATTTTAAACTTTTTAACCAATGCAGGTTTTTCTTCAAACATATCGCTAATGATTTTTACAATGCTTTCTGAATCAGATAATTTTAAGCGCATAACCTGCTCAAGATTAACCTTACAGAAAACCTGTATCATTTTAGCATTTAAAAACCTGTCTTCTTTGTTTTCTTTTTGAATGTCTAAGAACTGCTTATATTGTCTTAATGTAATTTCATTTAAAGAACTCGGAATGTTTATTTTGATTGGCATATCTATATAACGTATTTAATTTAGTTTTTTATAAGAGTAAAGGTAATAAAAAAAAGGACAGCCATTTCTGACCATCCCTTTTAAACGTAAGCAACCCTATTTTATACTTACATTATATATTTACATTATACTAAGGCTCTTGCCTAATACGCTCTAATTCCCTTTCTAAATAGTCTTTAGCTTTAAGTAAGTCGCCTAACTCATCTTCTTTTCTGCCTGCACGTATAACATACTTTAAAATGTTACCTCTGCAGAAATTTAACCTGTAATCATTTATGATATCAATTACATCATACTGACCGTTTCCCTCGTAATGAATTTGCGTGCCTTTCATATTTATACGTTAAAAATTAAACCTACCACCATTCTTGTTAAAAAATAACTCGGCGCTAATATCAATACTATAATTTGAAACCTCTTAAATTGTTTCCCTAACCTACCTGCTTTGCTTAATGTTTTCATATCTATTCTTTTACTAAATTAAAGTCTGCGTGTTCTTTACAATCTGAACACAAATCTGTTTCCCAAAGTGGCGATGCACCACAGCAATTGCTTTCTAAATACATATCTGTTTTATATTAATTAATTGATGATGAGTAAGCAGTTACTGCTGTTGCATATCCCCTTGTGTACTCATCCCTACCAAACTTGCCAACTAAAGTAATTAGCGCCTGATGTTGTTCGTGTGTTAAACCTAATGTATTAAGTTCTTTAAATGCGTTATCTAGTGTCATATCTGTTCTGTTTTTATAAAAATCTTAATACTAGTACTTTTTGAATTGCAACTATCTGATATTGGTTCCTTGTAGTATAAACCGTACTTTCTAAAAATTCAAGGTGGCTCATTAAGTCTTCAGTTGACCATTGGCTAAAAAATGTAGTTGGATGCTTTTTCATAATGTTCTGTTTTTAATAGGGGTTTTTACACCCCGTTGTTTTTAGTTTTTTAAGTGATAACTGTTTAATCCATTTGGGTATTCTCCCTCCCATATTAATTCCTTTTTAATAAGGGAACCTAAAATACCTTTTAGTTGATTTTTACTACCTTTAAAGCCATCCATTATATTTTCAAAGCATTCTGTTGGAGTTTCTTCATAATCATCTCCCCAAGATATAATTTCTAATACTGTTTTTTCTAATTCTGTAATGTTTAAAGTGTTCATTTTGTTCTGTTTTAGTTTGGCTCATTATTAAGCACACACAAATATAAAACATATTTAGTTATAAACAAAACATTTAATAAGTTTTTTTTAAGAAATTAAATATCTACCTCTATTTGGGTTTTGTAATTGATATGAAATTGAATACCTGACAGCATCCAAAAGGTGATTCCAAGAATCTTGCGGGGTTTTAGACTTCTTTTCAAGCCAAGAATAGTTGTTCAATTCTTTAATTAAGTTGATGCTGTTTTCTTCAATTATTAAATCGTAATCCTGAAGCAATGAAATCCCATAGGTAATTGAACCCTGACCTTTGATTGACTTTACTATATTACACCCTTTTGATTTAAGTTCGTGAAGCAAACGAGGTTCAGCAGAATCACCCACAATTAAACTATTCTTAGCGTGTTTTAAGTTAAGCAATGCAATCTCTGACGTAGTAAGACCTTTTAAGTAAAAGCATTCTTTTAAATAAATGATTTTGTTTACTGTATCAATGTTAGTTTCTACAAGTGTATTTTCATCTGAAGCGAATCCGTAATCTTGACCAAATACAGAAACACCTACTTCTTTAAACTCTCCTATTTTCCAATTATTAAAGATAACACCCTCTGCTTTGTTTAGCCATCCACCAAGCATTTGATGCTTATACTTTTCAGGTCTCCTTTGTTTTATGTTTTCTATCTGCTCTAAATAGCTTTGAGACAGATTTTCTGCATTATCTAAATATGTAGTATGTATGTATGTGGTGTTTCCTATTGTTAAGTTTGAACTTGGAGGTACACCCTTGTCTTCAAAAAATCTTGAGTATATAAAATGTTCTTTAGTTGTTGGGTTCAAAATTAATATAACCCTGTTCTGCTGCTTTAGGTTTCTTACTGATAAATCTATCTTGTCAAATATGTTCTCATCTACAAGTTCTTCTGCTTCATCCATAACCCAAGTGCTAACATTAGTTAGAGACTTAAGGTTCGCTGTTTGGTCTCCTGATGACGTCTTTATCCCTTTAAATAATATCTTGCTTCCTGAACGCTTATTTATGATTTCATCTTTTGTTATATGAAAATCCTGCTCAATATTTAAGGTTTCTATTTTATCTATAAATTCAGGAATGATTGAAATGTATGCCGATGATAAAGTGAACCTTGTAAACAGGATAGTGTGACCTGCTTCATAGGTTAGCAATACCAACATCAAATTTATTGAATACGACTTTCCTGACCCACGCCCACCTGTCACAATGAAGTAACGTGAATCTGAATCAGTTATAGGCGCATACTTTTTATCAACATCTATCACTTAAATTTAATCAGGTCTTTAAAGTTTACACTAAAGCCCTCGGAAGACGTTATATCAACTGATTCTTTTGGTTTACCATATCTGTACCCAAAATATAAAGACATCGCTCTGCTGTCCCCTTTTAGTATCTGTTTGCCAAGTGTCCTAATCACTTCATCGTTGTCAATTAGATTGTCAAGTTTTTCTATCAACTTAACCTCATCTGCTTTTTTCGGTCTGCCTGCTCCTGCTCTTACACCACCGTTGTTTTTTCTATTATCCATAATTGAAACTTTATTGTTTATTTAATCTTTTATATATAACGTATTTATTGATTGATTTTATAATCTATTGTAATTGTTGCTATTAGAAGATACACCCTAATTGTATTGTATTTAAAGTCTTTGTCTGCATTAATGTATTCGTGACCTAAGAGAAACCTGTCGTGCGGAAAGTGAAATGCAATTTCGAGTTCCCAATCTTCTATTTTCATTTATGTTATTTTAAAATGCTGAACCACTTATTCCATCGCCTGCTTCTATCACTTCACACTTGTCAACTGATTTCCAAGACCAACTCTTTTTTAGTAATGAAAGTCTTTCAATTACCTGCGTTCGTTGTTCAAGGGTAATACCTTTTATTATGTCTAATATTGGGTCTTGTCGTTTTTTTGTTGCAGCTAATTTTTTAATCAATAAATCATTTTCTTTTTTTAAATCTTTGTACCTGTTTTCTAAATAATGAAATTTATCTATCTCATCATAATTCAACTGACTTTTAAAAATAAATAACTGTTCAATTACTGATAGCTGTTTATTATCTCTTTTATAAATAGGGTACATTTTAAAAAGATGGATAGCGTTTGCGTGATTCATATGCTTACCATTATCTTCAAAGTATTTTGCTATATTGACCCACCTCATTAATAGCTTTTCCCTTAATAAAAAAACTACTAAAGACCTGCTTTCTACATAATCTCTTTTCCTTGTATTTTCAAATATATTGATTCCAATTATTTTTCCTACTTTATCCCCTATTTCTTGAGCATACTTTACTTCCATATTAATCTGTTCTTAATTCCCCTTCTTTTGGTAAATTATCCTTTATTCCATAATATATATCATACATATATTGATTCGTTAATAAATATTCTATCATCATACTGTCGACTATTACGGTTACTACTACCGACATTTTATCTTCTTTGTTTTTTATAACAACCTTTAACGTATTTAGTTTAATGTTAGAGTTATCACTATCACTTCGGTTATGATAACAAAAAAAATTGTCTTTAT